GTGGTGTAAAAAACGCCAATGAGCGAGTATATCCGGTAAAAGAGATTGAGACAGCAGTTAAAACGCTCAATGAACAGATCACTGGTGGTTACTCAGTTTTAGGTGAAGTAGATCACCCAGATGACTTAAAAATTAACCTAGACCGAGTGAGCCATATGATCACAGAAATGTGGATGGATGGCCCAAACGGCTACGGTAAGTTAAAGACTTTACCAACACCGATGGGTAAACTAGTGGAAACTATGTTGACCTCAGGTGTTAAATTAGGAGTTTCAAGCCGAGGAAGCGGTAACGTTTCTGAAAGCGACGGACAAGTCAGTGATTTTGAAATTATCACTGTCGATGTAGTGTCACAGCCTAGTGCTCCAAACGCTTATCCAACAGCAATCTATGAAGGGCTCATGAATATGAACCACGGTCATAAGGTGTTGGACATGGCCAAAGAGGCTAACGGTGACGCCAAAGTGCAGAGATACTTGAAGAGTGAAGTTATGCGACTCATCAAGGATCTCAAATTATAGGAGAATGGCATGCTAGATGTTATTAAACCATTGCTCGATAGCGACTTAGTTAATGAGGATACACGCAACGAAATCAACGAAGCGTGGGAATCTAAGTTAAATGAAGTTCGCGATCAAGTTCGTGCAGAAATCCGCGAGGAATTCGCACAGAAGTATGAACACGACAAAACAACAATGGTTGAAGCAATCGATCGCATGGTAACAGAAAGTCTTGAAACTGAGATGGCTGAAATGAAAGAAGAAAAAGCCAAATTAGCAGAAGATCGTGTTAACCAAGTTAACAAAATGAAAGAATCAGCAGAAAAATTTAATAACTTCATGGTTACTAAATTGGCTGAGGAAATCAAAGATCTTCGTGAAGACCGTAAACAACATGGTGCTACAATGGAAAAATTGGAAAACTTTGTTGTTGCTCAATTAGCAGAAGAAATCAAAGAATTTGCTCAAGATAAACAGGACGTTGTAGAGACTAAAGTTAAACTTGTTGCAGAGGCTCGTGAGAAACTAGAGGAACTTAAAACTAAGTTCGTTACAGAATCAAGCGAGAAGATGTCAACTGCTGTTGCCAAGCACTTGAAAGCTGAACTTTCTCAATTACAGGAAGATATCAAGATTGCTCGTGAGAACAGTTTTGGTAGAAAGATCTTCGAAACATTTGCTAGTGAATTCGCAGGCACTCATTTAAATGAGAATGCTGAGATCCGCAAGTTGATGGCTACAATCGAAGAGAAGAACCAGCAATTAGAGGAATCAACCAAGGCACTCGACGAAACCAAAGCGTTGGTCGAAGCCAAAGAAAAAGATATTCGCATTATCAACGAAACTAACGAGCGTAACGCTAAGTTAGACGAGTTGCTTGAAACGTTAAATGACGAGAAAGCAGAAGTGATGCGTAATTTATTAGAAGGCGTTCAAACTAAGAAATTAGAGAATGCTTTTAACAAGTATCTCCCAGCGGTGCTTAACGAGAATGTAGTGAAGTCTAAGAAAGCGACACTTACAGAATCAGTTAAGGAAGTTACTGGGGATAAACCTGCGCCAGTTGAAGCAAAAGAAGATGACTCACAAGTTATCGACTTACGCAAATTGGCCGGACTATAAGTAAAGACATTAGGAGAAAGATATGTCACAAGAACTACTTGAAAGCCGTTGGGGTGAAACTAAAGAAGCATTATTAGAAGGCCTCCAAGGTAATAAAAGAAACGCAATGGGTGTTGTTTTAGAAAACACCAAGAAGCACTTGATGGAGACATCAGCGGCTGGCACAACAACAGCTGGTAACGTAGCAACACTTAACCGTGTTATCCTACCTGTTATCAGACGTGTGATGCCAACAGTTATCGCTAACGAAATCGTTGGTGTTCAACCAATGACTGGCCCAGTTGGTCAAATCCATACATTAAGAGTGCGTTATGCAGAAACAAACAATGCTACAGGCACTGCTAACGATGTAACAGCAGGCGACGAAGCATTATCACCATTCAAGATTGCTACTGCTTATTCAGGTGACGGCACTGCCGGCGAAGCTGATGTAACAGCGGCTAAAGAAG